AAGTATCGTTGGATTCCTTGCAACGCCGATGTTGCTGGATGTTGTGTAGTAGCAGACTTAAGTGCTGACCCCTGGTTCTCTCCTGCAGGTTACGCTAGAGGCGTAATCAAGAATGCGGCTAAACTATCATACAGCCCGAACAAAGCAGACAGAGACACGCTTTACAAAGCAGGTATCAACCCAATCGTTGGTTTCCCTGGTAACGGTATTGTCTTGTTTGGCGATAAGACCATGCTTGCAAAAGCAAGTGCATTCAACAGAATCAATGTTCGCAGACTGTTCATTACTGTTGAAAAGGCTATCGCTACAGCGGCTAAGTTCCAGTTGTTTGAATTTAACGATTCGTTTACTAGGGCGCAGTTCCGTTCTTCAGTTTCTCCTTTCTTGAGAGATGTTCAGGGAAGAAGAGGTGTCTATGACTTTAGAGTTGTGTGTGACGAAACAAACAACACACCTGAAGTTATCGATCAGAATCAATTTAGAGCAGACATTTATCTGAAGCCTGCAAAATCTATCAACTTCATCACTCTGACATTTGTTGCTACACGAACAGGTATCAGTTTTGAAGAACTTGGCGCCTAATATAAATAATTCAATAAGGAGAAAAACTAAATGAATATTGAAGATTTTAAAAGTAGATTAGGCGCAGGTGGGGCGAGACCAAACCAATTCTTAGTGGAGCTGACTTTTCCAACATATGTTGGAGCAGTTGACAACTCTTATAGTGTTTTGGTAACAGGTGCCGCACTGCCCGCTTCTAATGTAAACCCTGCAATCATCCAGTATAGAGGCCGTGAAGTCAAACTTGCTGGCGAAAGAATTTTTGATCCGTGGACAATTACTGTTGTAAACGATACTGAATTCTCTCTCCGTGCACCGTTTGAAGAGTGGATGAACGGTATGAACAACCGCGAAGGAAATACTGGTTCTGCTCTTATACCTAGTGATTATCAAGAGGATCTGATTGTTAAACACCTTGACAGAAACGACAGACCTCTGCCTGGTGGTACATACACTCTGAAAAATGCCTTCCCGATCAATATGTCTGAGATTGCATTGCAGTACGCACAGAACGATATTTTTGAAGAATTTACAGTGACATTCCAATATACACACTATGATGTTAGCTAATAGCTAATTATAGGTGTGTAGGAGAAAAATATAATGGAAATTTTTGGATTTGAAGTGAACAGGAAAAAGCGGCAGGCGACTGAAAAGTCGTTTGTCGCTCCTTCCGAAGATGGTGCTATTGATGCTATCCGAGCGGGTGGTTATTATGGCACCTATTTTGATGTTGAGGGTGTTGCTAACACCGAAGAACAACTAATCAAACGGTATCGTGATATCTCAATGATGGCTGATGTTGATGCCGCTATTGAAGACATTGTAAACGATACCATATCTAATTTAGATGATGAAAAGCCGATACAGTTGAATACAGACAGTGTTCAAGTTTCCGCGGCGGTAAAAAAAGCAATTCATAATGAGTTTGATGAAGTGCTTAGATTGTTTGATTTCAATAATAGGGCACAAGATTATTTTAGAAGATGGTATATTGACGGAAGAATATACTTTCATAAAGTAATTGACTCTGCAAAACCTAAGCAGGGTATAACTGATATTAGATATATCGACCCTAGAAAAATTAGGCTTGTTAGGGAAGTAAAAAAAGAGAAAGATCCTAAAACTGGTGTACAGTTTATTAAGGAGATAAAAGAATACTTTATCTATGATGATAAAGGAATTGCTACTAAGCCTGGACAGATTAATCCTTCAACTGCTATTGATAGTAAAGCATTGAAGATTACAAAAGATGCGATTGCATATTGCCCTTCAGGACTAGTGGATCAAGATAAAAATATTCCTTTGTCATTCTTGCATAAAGCGATTCGCCCAGCGAATCAACTAAGAATGATGGAGAATGCCGCTGTAATCTATCGTATTACACGGGCTCCTGAAAGAAGAATTTTTTATGTTGATACTGGCAACCTGCCTAGACTAAAAGCAGAACAGTATCTAAAAGACATCATGGATCGTTATCGTAACAAACTTGTTTACGATGCCGGTACAGGAGAGATTCGTGATGATAAAAAGTTTATGTCAATGCTTGAAGACTTTTGGCTACCAAGAAGAGAGGGTGGCAGAGGAACAGAGATTCAAACATTGCCAGGAGGACAGAATTTAGGTGAAACAGGCGACATTGAATATTTTCAGAGAAAACTATATCAATCTCTGAATGTTCCTGTTTCTAGATTGGAACAGCAAGCGGGTCTAAACTTTGGTAGGTCTGCTGAAATTAATCGTGACGAATTGAAGTTTACAAAATTTGTTGCGAAATTGCGTAGAAGATTTAGTGGTCTGTTTGATGATTTGCTCAGAACACAGTTAGTTTTAAAGGGTATTATAACTGACGATGATTGGCAAGATATTAAGCAAGACTTAAAATATAAGTTTGCATCTGATGCTTACTACACTGAGTCTAAGAATCAAGAGATTCTAAGAAGCAGAATTGAAGTATTAAATGGAGTCGCTGGATTTGTTGGACAATTCTTCAGTAAAGAGTATGTACAAAAGAACATTCTCATGCTAACAGATGAAGAAATACAGAATATAGATTCAGAGATAAATAATGAAGCACAGGCTGTAGAGCCTCAACCAGAAGGTGATAATTTATGAGCGAAGTTGAAACAGAAATAGAAATTAGTCCAGAAGATGCTAGACAAGATGCCATCAGAGACATGATGGACAAATGGGCTAATGGAGATTTGTCTGATGCACAGAATACTTTTAATAGCATCATGAATGTAAGAGCAGACAATCTTGTTGCAGATAGAAAGGCAGAGATTGCGGCATCTATTTACAATAGTGCAGTAGATGCAGAAGTAGAAGACGAACAAGAAGTACAGGATGATACCCCTCAGGAGATGGATGGTGAATTACCGGAAACAGAATCGGAGGAGCCCGAAGAGGCTGAGCAAGAAGATGAAGAAATTTAACGAGTTTAGAGAATCAGCAACAGAAGATGCGGAAGAAATTCGTTCAAAAGCGGAACGCCGTGCCATGAGAAAGCACAAACAACAGGCAAAACTAAACATGCCTGAAGAGGCAGTGCCCGTTGAGAAGGCTGCTAAAGAAGAGCCTACTGCAAATCATCCTGCAGAAACTGGTGTTGAGGGAGATGTTACTCCCCCTAAACAAGGTAGCTCAGAAGATCCTAAACTTACTCATATGTGTGCCATGAAAGTACTTCACCCTAAGTTTGGTGAAGGTAAGCCAATTATGGGAGAACATGCTGAACCCGATGCTGAAGGTAAAGTTTGGTGGTATAAAGTTATGTTTGAACATGGTATAGAGACATGCGAGACATATGCTCTTGAAGTACTTGAAGAAAGCTCACACGGCAATCATAAGAAAAAGAAGTAACGAGGAGAGAAATTAAATGGCGGTCACCCTAGACACATTAAAATTAACGCAGGTTCAAGGCGTGGTCGCCGTCCGCGAAGATGGCAGTACGCCCGCAACCGGGACAATTGCACTAGCAACTACACTTAAAAAATCTACAGAGACACAGAGCAGTCCTACAGTGGACATCTCGGCTATTTACTGGTCTCTGGATGATGGTGTTACTGGTACGATTACAAGAAACTCTAAAGTCTTATACACCTTGAGACTTTCAGGTAAATTAGAATTCTATGGATTCTCAGAAAACACAGAAAACGGATCTGATATTGAAGTTGATATGGATGGCGCAGGTACAGTTATTGTCTCTGTCAATAAGATTTCTGGATATGGTCCACAACAACACCAAGGTGCTGACGGAGATTTAGGCTAATGAAACTAATTAAAGAACTTAACGAAGAGCTCCAGTATATCCAAGAAGAGAAGGACGGAAAGAAAACTCTTTATATTGAGGGTGTCTTTTTGCAATCCAATCTGAAGAATAGAAACGGTCGTGTATATCCTAAAGAGGTTATGCAGAAAGAAGTTGCTAGATATACCGCAGAGCAGATTGATAAGAAAAGAGCGTTAGGTGAACTAGGTCACCCTGATGGACCTTCTCTCAATCTTGACCGCGTATCCCATATGATCGTGTCCCTTAAAGAAGATGGTGACAATTGGGTTGGTAAAGCAAAGATTCTAGAAACACCTATGGGAAAAATTGCCTCAAATCTTATTGAGGCTGGCGCACAATTAGGTGTTAGCTCTAGAGGTCTTGGATCAATCAAAGAAAAGAACGGTATCAATGAAGTACAGGATGATTTCATGCTTGCCACAGCGGCAGACATCGTGGCTGACCCTTCTGCACCTGATGCATATGTACAAGGCATCATGGAAAGCAGAGAGTGGGTGATGGTAGATGGTGTCTGGACAGCAAGAGAAATGGAACAAGCACAACAAATTATCAGTAAAGCATCTAGCCGTGAACTAGAGGAAGCAAAAATGCAAGTCTTTAGTTCATTCCTAGAAAGGCTTTCCAAAATTTAAATTAATATAAATAAACTCAGATGACACAAAACTTTAAGGAGACTTTAAATGGCTGTAGAATCCAAAATTAGGGAGTTACTCGGCAATAAGGGTGAAGTAGACGCTACTCAAGCTCTTGTTGAAGAGACTCAAGACCTTGAGGAAAAAGCTGGTCTGCCCAACTCTAAAGATGTTGGCGACAAAACGGCACCCGCTCAAGGTAGCTCAAACCCCAACCCAGAACAAGAAGACCTTTCAGGCGCAGACGACAAAGGTGGATTGACTTCACCTGTTGGTAAAGCTGCCTCTGCAAAAGCATCTAAGGACAACACTTTGCCCAAAGGTCAAGGCGCAGGCGATGCACCTAACTTTGATAGCAAAGAAGATCCTGCTTCTGTTGTGAATCAAGCATCTTCAGCAGGCGTTCGTGAAGAAGCCGAAGAAGAAGTTGAAGAAGATCAAGAAGTAATTGCTGAAGATGAAGAAGTTGAAGTTGAAGAAGGCGATGACGAAACTCTTTTTGAAGCCGACATCACTTCTCTTTTCGCTGACGAAGAGCATCTTAGCGAAGAATTTAAGACTAAGGCTGCTAATATTTTTGAAGCCGTAGTTGTTGCTAGAGTTGCATCTGAGATGGAAGCTGTTGAAGCTGAACTCAGAGAAGAATATGCACAAGAGCAAGAGCAGTTTCAGAACGCAATGGTAGAGAAGATTGATTCTTACCTTTCTTATGTGGCTGAAAACTGGATGAAAGAAAATGAACTCGCAATCGAAAAAGGTCTTAGAACCGAAATCACTGAGAGTTTCATTGGTGGACTACAGAATCTTTTTGCAGAGCATTACATTCAGGTTCCTGAAGAGAAGTACGATGTTCTCGGCGAAATGCAAACACAGATTGATGAACTCAAGTCCAAACTAGACGAAAGCATTGCTGAGAAGATGGAAATTGTTAGCGAGAAGACTAATCTTCTTCGCAACAAGGTTCTTTCTGAAGCATCTACAGACCTGACTGTTACTGAAGCAGAAAAACTAGCCAAGTTGGTAGAGAATGTTGACTTCGATGATGAGGATCTTTTCTCTGAAAAAGTTGCTGTAATCAAGGAAAACTATTTTCCTAAAGTCAAAGCATCTGAAGAAGACAAAATGCAGGATACTGTTGACGAGGCATTTATTTCTGAGTCTAGCCCAGTAAACATTTACGCTCAAGCTATTAGCAAAGCAGTTAAAAAGTAATTTTTTATAAATAACAAGTAATATATACACAACCAAGTAAGGAGAAACTTAGATGTATCTTTCAGAAGAACTTCAAAACAAGTGGAGCCCGGTTCTCGAACACGAAGACCTGCCCGCTATTAAGGACTCTCATCGTAGAGCCGTAACTACTGTTGTTTTGGAAAACCAAGAGAAAGCTCTTCGTGAAGAAAAGCAAGCTCTGTTTTCAGAAGCAACTCACGCAAACGCAACTGGATCAAGCATCGACAACTATGATCCCATTCTGATTAGCCTGGTCCGTCGTGCCCTTCCTAATCTGATGGCATACGATGTTGCTGGTGTTCAGCCCATGACTGGACCTACTGGTCTTATCTTTGCCATGAAGTCGCATTACTCTTCTCAGACAGGCTCAGAAGCCCTGTTTAACGAAGCTGATACTGACTTCTCTGGTGCAGGTACACACGCTGGTGCTAACCCTGTTGATGGCGCTTACACAACAGGTACTGGTGTTAGCACTTCAACTGCTGAAGGTTTTGGTGACAGCACTACTCTTAACGAGATGGCATTCAGCATCGAAAAGACTACGGTTACTGCAAAGACCCGTGCTTTGAAAGCTGAGTACACAGTTGAACTTGCTCAAGACTTGAAAGCAGTACATGGTCTTGACGCAGAAGGCGAACTGAGCAACATTCTTTCTCAGGAAATTCTCGCTGAAATCAACCGTGAAGTCATTCGTACTATCTACAAAGTTGCTAAGACTGGTGCCGCTTCTACAGCTACACCTGGTACTTTCGACCTTGATGTTGACTCTAACGGTCGCTGGTCTGTTGAAAGATTCAAAGGTCTTCTCTTCAACATTGAAAGAGATGCCAATGTAATCGCACAAGACACTCGTAGGGGCAAAGGTAACTTCATCATCTGTTCTGCTGATGTTGCTTCTGCACTTGCTATGTCTGGTGTACTCGACTACACTCCTGCACTTTCTACTGATCTGAATGTTGATGACACTGGCAACACTTTTGCTGGTACACTCAACGGTCGTTACAAAGTGTACATCGATCCTTACTCTGCAAACACTGGTGCCGCTTCTCAGTTTTATGTTGTCGGCTACAAGGGTTCTAGCGCATATGACGCAGGTCTTTTCTACTGCCCATATGTACCCCTGCAGATGGTTCGTGCAATTGATCCTAACACCTTCCAGCCCAAAATCGGCTTCAAGACTCGTTACGGCATGATTGCTAACCCGTTTGTAACTCAGGCTGACGGTACTACTGACGCAGATACTTTCACTGCTGATCGTAACCAGTACTACAGAGCCGTTAAAGTTACTAACTTGATGTAATAAAAAAAAGAATCCTGTAAAGGACGCTTTCAAGGGGACTCTTCGGAGTCCCTTTTTTTATGCATAAATATTGTAATGGAAATATTGAATCATATAAAATTACATCACGCTGACCGCAAAGACGAATACACATCCTCATTACCAGTTCCATCTATTGTATTAGATAACTTTCTACCTGAAAATTTCGCAAAAAGAATGTTTGTCGAAGCACAGACAATACCTGAAGAGTATTGGACGACATTCACACGAAAAGGTAGTATGATGAAAGAGTGTGTAAAGCTAGAGCATATGCCTGTTGCTAGAGATTTAGTAGCACAATTACATAGCAGTGCCGGCTTGCGTTGGCTAGAGGAGCTTACAGGCGTTCCTGGAATCATTCCTGACCCTCATATCGTAGGTGCAGGCTATTCTAAAAGCTGGGCTGGCGATTCACTTAAAGTACATACGGATTTTAACTGGAACGAACAACTTAAACTACATCGGGTCGCATCATTGATTCTGTATCTTACACCTGATTGGAAACCTGAATACAAGGGTGCGTTTGAGTTTTGGGATTTTGATAAAAGTAAATGTGTTAGAAGTGTTGATTGTTTGTTTAATCGGGCTTTGATTTGGAAACATCATAAAAAAGGTTTTCATGGTTATCCTCAATTACTTGAGTGTCCAAAAGATATGCATAGAACCACTTTTAGATTGATGTTCTATGTAAGCAATTCGACCTACAAAAATGATGATAGACCTCATCGAAGTTTATATTGGTATGATAAAGATGTTAATGAGCCCTACGATATTCCTTCAAGGAAATAATAATGAGTAGTAATGCTTTGTTTGTAATTGCTTATGGAGAGGATCGCACCCTCAGTTTCATAACACAACCAAAAATTTCTGTATCCCAATTTAATGATTGGGATAATGAAGAGGTAGTATTCTTTTATAATGAAACAGACAGAGCGCAACATGGCATACCTTTAAGAAAATTTATGACACCTAAGATGTGGGAACGCCTCAAGAAAAATGAAAACTGGAAATTGGTAATAAGTTATGTTACTGATTATTACAATGCATATGACCTTCACCAATGGATAAATGTGTTTGAGCGATATGATATGCAAGAACACATGCATAAAGTATCTATTGGATGTCCTGACATTAATTTTCAGAAACTAGTACATGATACATTTTTTAAAAAACAGCTTACAGCTCCTACTACATACACGCAGCCTGTATGGCTTAATCAGTGTTACAGAATAAACAAACAAAACAACCCTACCCCAACAAAAAAATTTAGTTTATTTAGTAGAAACTTTAAAGAAGAAAGGTTAGATTTTTTTGTTCGTCTTTATGATTTGGGGCTTCTCAATACTAGTGCTGTAAATTTTACATTTTGGAACACCAACCCTTATATTGATAAAGACAACGGTGTACTAGAATATTCTGTAGAAGAAATGAAGTCAATGTATGAAGTGTGGAGAATAAGGCACCGGTCGCAACTCTCAGGAAACTCGAACCACCCAGAAAAGTTGTTGAATAAATTTTTGAGTAATGTTCCTTATGTACTAAACGATTTAAAGTTTTCAAAAAGTAGAGTAACAAGGAAGTGGGACAATACAATTCTTGAAGCAATGCAAGACTCTTGTTTTCATATAGTAATAGAATCTCATTTTAAACATTATGCTGAAGAGTTTACAGGTTGGGAATCTAACTCAGATTATAATACTCCCATGTTTCTCCAGCATGTGGACCCTGAATATGGATTTAATTTATCTTACAAAACTTTTGCACCATCATTCATTACGGAAAAAACATACAAAGCTCTTATAAGTGGTCGTCCCTTTTTAGGCTTTGCTTCTGCATACTATCTAGAAAATATTCGCAACATGGGATTTAAAACATTTTCACCATGGATCGATGAGAGTTATGACAGCGAAGAAAATGATGAGAACAGAATGAAAATGATACTCGATGAATTAAAAAGACTAGACAGCATGAAATTGAGCGAGATGATTTCTTTGCTAGACGAGATAAAAGAAATAACAGAATATAATCGACAGCATTTGTATGCTCTTGCGACTAGTTACAAACTGCCTAAAAAACTTTCATGGATAGGTGACAGAAGTAGATGCATGGAAGTCAATTATTATGAGAGATAAATAGGCTTATAATCCTATAAATAATGTTACCACTACAAGGAGATTATAATGGCTAAAGCATTACAAAATAAAACTGCAATAGAACCTACTAAAAAAGGCACCTCAATAGGAAGAGGATTAGTTAAAAGGGCGTCAATGAACAAAAGCAAAAAGCGTTCCTACAAAAAATACAGAGGACAGGGTAGATAAATAGTAGACAACAGTTATTTAAAAGGTAAACAAAAGTGGCTTATAATCCTATAACAAATGTTGCTGAAGCAGGTTTGACTGGGGCGTCTAATCCAATAGAATTGGATTTTCTTAGACCCAATGGCTTTAAGTTTCAGATTCACAATATACCCAATGTATCATTCTTTTGTCAGGCAGCGAATATTCCGCAGATGTCTATTGGCGCACCTGAAGTTGAGACACCGCTTTCTACACTAGCATTCCCAGGAGAAAAGGTACGATTCGGTGAACTGCTGATAAGATTTCTTATTCAGGAAGACATGGCTAATTACAAGGAACTCTATGACTGGCTTATTGGTTTAGGGTCACCCGAAGATCACTCACAATTTACTAAGTATGTAGATGGACAAAGATACAGATTT